TGCCGTCGATTTTGGGATTACCTTGAGCATGTGCTTCTAAGAACTTATTGCGATCTCGATTGTCGGGCAACGGGCCACAACCTAATCTCGCCCACTCTTTTTCTAAGTAGTAATACTGCGGCACTGGCTGTTTATTCTGTTCCATAATAATATTTAGTATTTGGTGGGCGGGGCAGGACTTGCACCCGCACTCCCCAAATTATGAGTTTGACGCTTTACTACTTAAGCTACCCGCCCTAAAACTATTTGCTCTAATTTGCTTTATTTCTTGTTCTTTAATTATACATAATTTTTTAGGGAATTGCGACCATTTTGAGCGGTCTCTGTCTGCTTTAACCTATTCAAGGATCATAATTGTCAAGAAATTGTTGAAGATTACCATAAAGATGAACCACAACAGCTTCTTGACTACCAAACAATATAATTTTTTTAGGAATGCCTTTTACTACGTGAATGTAGTAAGGCATTTGCATTTTTCTATCTAAATCTAAAATTGTGTGTTGAGTGAATTCGGTAGGATCGTCAATATTAAACTCGTAATATTTTACGTCCAGTTGATTGACCAACAAATTGCACCCTTGGTCAGTAAGTCGGAGACCGCCGGTCTTTCTGAGATTGTGCCACCAAATCGGCAGTGCAGTATCTACAGTGGGACGTTGCTCGTTAGGTAAGAGATTTATTAGTTCCTCGGTAAGACGACGCTTATCCCTAATCTTTGGGATAAATTTTGCCACCATCTTTTAACAGTACCACTGAAAACTTGTCAGTTTTAAACTGAGCGTTGAGCTTGCGGGCCAAATTAACTGCATGTCCTGGGTTACTAAACGAAACCTTTTTATATTTAGGTCCTGGATATTGCACCAACATGTTTGCAGTTTTAAGATTGATTGGTTTCGAATCATAAAACACTGCCCAGATACCTTCACTGGAAAGCACCTGTTCAGTTTTGTAAGTAGCTTTGTTGGTAAGTTCAACTAACACGGTTGGTTTGGGTCTGCTCATAATATTATTTATGACAATAATATACCAATATTATTTGAATGTGCCACCATCCATTTGAACAGTAATTGCTTGTTCTTGGTATTTTTCAATGGCTTGTTCGCGTAAATTTTGCAAATCAATCAAGAGTCTAGTGATATCTGCATGTAAATCTTTGGCATCTTGCATGCTCATAGTAAAGTCTCGAGCACCACGAGCTTCAAATCCCTTCACACGATCTACAAATTTTTGTAGATGGATACTCAATCGTTTGGTCCTTTGGTAAAAGGTTCCAGGGTAGGAGGTTCCCATCCTACAGGTTTTAGTACCTTGCCATCTTCACGCTTACGCACCTTGCCTGTTTCTCGATCGATCTTGGCAAAGTTAGTACGCATAACTTCTTTCCAAGCACCTTCCCCGTTGGCACCTAAACTGTGAATAGCGCCAATGGTGACAACAAGAATATCAATGAGCGCATCCAGATCATCAACAACGTTATCACTGGCGCATAGTTCGTTGAATTCTTCTTTGATTAAATTACAATAAAGTTGATACTGTTCTAAATTTTTCTTGCCTACGGTTTGATCGCAGGCTTGCATAAATTTTTCTTGATCTCGAAATGGATTAGTCATATAACTGTGCTTCTTGTTGTGAGTAAAATGGTCCTTGATAAGGATATCGTTGTAATACAATCAACTTTGGATCTTGCACCACCGACCAACTGCGACCTTTTTTAACTTGATACCACCCGGCAGCAAACCAACTTTTACTCTTGCCTGTTTTGGTATAAATTGGTAACTTCATCTTGACGTCCCACATGGGATTATTCACACGACTCTTTGTTGGATATCCATGAACAAGATTGGCTGCCACAGTGGCCTTTACTTTTTTAATTGCAGGTTCAAATTGAATATTCACTCGTTGTGCCGCCATGCGAATTGTTTTGAACTGTGCCACTTGATTATTAATTTTGACCTGATAACCCCCATCACAGGCTTCGATGTTTCCAATTTTTCGATCGCCTTCTTGTAAAATCCAAAATTGATTATCAATTACGGGTTTTGCTATAATCATTTATTTAACTCCTTTTTTCTACATTCTTCTTGTACTCTAACAGGTACATCAGGATGCCAACCGCCCATCAACATCCTGCAATCATATTTTACAACAACCATACTACCTTTGCTTGTGGGCCAAAAAGTCAAAACCGCAAGCATAATACCAAATGTTACCAAAGTCCAAAAAATATCCTTAGCCATTTAACACACCTTGATAAGTAGCGTTCATCCAACGACCAAACGAGTCAGCAGATTCACTACACTTGTTCAATTCATACTTGCCGCAGAACTGCATGAAACGCACTCCTACTTGACCTATGTCCTTATGACTGATCTGTTCGCGGATAGCAGCATCTACTACCTGTTTAATTTCGTCAGGTTGTGCGGTCAAATCAATTAGGGTTCTATTGCGTTCATAGTCGTCTAGGACACGATGCTCAACAGCGTCTGGGTCGGTCCATCTTTGCAACATAAGGTTGTTCCAGTTGTAACCTTTTTTATCCTTGTCAAGAAACGCTTCTTGTAGGCCGACTTTGTTTTTGGTACCTTTCGTCCGAACGCCAGGGAATGCCGAGAACACATTATCACTTGAATCACCGCGCATACACTTCTCGAAGAGAAGCCATTGCGGGTCAGGAATTGTCTTAGGCTGTTTTGTTTTCTTGTCAATAACTGGTTTACCTTTGGCATCGAATATTCCTCCTGTTGTGTGTAATTCGTCTGTGATACCGTTATACTGCGTGACATTTGATGCAAGTAATTGAACAAAGTCCGTATCACTTGAAATTATTACATGTTCGTCTTGGGGGTGTAGTGCTATCCAGCGAGCTATGATATCGTCGCCTTCTGCGGTTGGACAACGTATTACGCTACAGTTGGTCCTCTCACTCAAGTATTTAGTCAGGTTGTCATAGGTTTCCCAAAACATTTTATCTTCTTCCGCTTGCTCTTCGGTCAGAGCCGCACGGGCAACAGCACGGTTATTTTTGTAGGGTTTGTACATGTCCTTGCGCCAACTACGCCCTTCCAGGGCAAACACCACGTGATCAGCTTCAAATCTGCGGGCTACCTTGTTGGCCGCCATCAAGGTTACATGTAGTGCAAAACCAATTTTTTCCCAGGTATCGCTGGCACGATAAGCACCGTGTCTAGCTCTAAAGAACATATTTGCTGTGTCAATCAATACATATTTCATGCAAATCCTTAATTGATAGTGTTGATGTTGAAGTTGTTAATGGTTTTTTTGTAGTCTTCTATACTTTTTTCTCGATACCGATCAAACTCTTCGTTGGTCATGTTGATTGGTTTTCCTGTTGCAAATTTTATAAAATCTTTTATTTCCTGTACCTGTAGTGTTTCTTTGATTTTTTCTGACAAGTAACGTTGCTCTGATTCTGGAGTATTCTTGTTAATAAAAAATGCGATCCATCCATTGTTGGCAATTATTTGATGTCCGGTTAATTCTTTTATGGTGGGAACTTCGGGATGATCGGGATCTCGACGGTCCGCAGTTATTGCCACCCAATTCAATCGACCAGAATTTTTATATTGTTCTGTAGTTCCAACAGGTGTGCAACTGTAGGTAAGTGTGCCATTAACAATATCGGAAAACCAAATACTAAATTCCTTATATGGAATATGAGTAGCATCGGTTGAAAAATATTGAGCTAGTTCAAGACCACACAGGTGTCCGCTGGTGCCTACACCCCAGCTGCCGTAGTTTGATTTTTTATTTTTAAGTGCAGACTTTAATTCTGTTATATTTTTAATGTTGGGCGGAGTTGAGACTGCCCAGTAATTAGACCAAACCGGTGCTAGAGTTTTCATTTGTGCTACTAGATCATTCTTTTTATACAAAAGTGGCATGGTAACAAAATTACCAAGATCTCCTAAATAAATGGTGTAACCATCTGCTGGTTCTTTGAGATATGCCTGTAATGCTACCAGTCCTGCCGCGCCTGGTCGATTTTCGATAAGCACCGGTGTTTTTAGTTTTACACTCAACACATCAGCAACTTTGCGAGCCAGCACATCTGAATTTGCGCCCACTGGTTGATTGGTTATAATTTTGATTGGGCGAGATCGTAATTCTTGAGCCTGCACGGTTCCAACCAACATGCTCACTGATATTAGCAATACACTTAATAATTTCATAAAACCTTTTTGTTAGATAAATTTGTGATCATTGATGTATTTTAACATAAAATGGTTAAAATATCTATGACCGTCTCGTCCAAAATGCCACGAATTGGGTGCTACAGTTTCAATTTTCTGTGCTCGAATTAATGCGTCGTAAGTGCAACCTGGATCATACGGACCAATGTAACTTGTACCCCAGTTCAGTTGTTCGGTTATCAATGAAAAATCATTGTTGCCGTTGAAAAATATATGTTTAATGCCTTGTTCTTCTAATTCTTTATGAAATTCCCAAATTTCTTTGTGCGCCTGTTCGGTTTTTGATTTCCAATCTGTTACAATCACAAAGTTTTGGTACTTTTCTTGTAATTCTTGAGGAACGTCATCAATTCCACTAGACCCAACCTGATAGTAAATTCCATTGTGCAACCACTCTTCTCTTTCCCATGTACTCCATTGAATAATTAACAACAAATCTTGCTGGTTAGCTTGCTGTTCTAACCATGCGCGAGAAGTTCTTAAAATTCTTGCGTTGGAACTGGCACTTTCAGCATCGCACTGCATGGGTGATCTTAATGAAAGGCTTAATAATTTTGCCCAACTGACTGAAAAATTTGTTGGATGAGGAGCACGACCTAGGTAAAAGTATTTATGATCGTCTTCAGCAAATGCATGTGGAGTGGCTGCTTCGGCAGCAGCTGCGTGGCTATCACCATTAACGTATAAAATCATTTTTGTTTTAATAGTTTTTCTGTTTCTACATGAACCACACGCTTACGTAGGCTACTTGAACTGAATGAGTGATCTCGAGCATTAAAAATATGTTTAATGCCACGTATCCCTCCTTCGTGTTCGCCAGTGAATGGTTTGTTTTCATATTCCACACCCAATATACGTACATCAATGGGCAGTATCAGCAATAAGTCAATTAAGTCTTGCTCGGTTTGATAAACTACCACTTCATCCACGTAACGGCAAGCCGCCAATTGTATCTGACGTTCTACAATACTTTGTACAGGTTTGTTTTTGGTGTCGGGTCGATCAATGGTGGGATCCGTCTGTAGGCCAGCAATTAAGTAATCACAGTGGTTTTTGGCTTCGGCCAACATGGCCACGTGTCCGGCATGTAGCATATCAAATGTAGAAAATGTAATACCGATTTTCTTACCTTGTTCTTTTAGTGCCTTTACTTTGTTAAAAATCATGATACCTCAG